AAAAATATAACAAATCAATACAACTCAACACAACACAACTCAAGCAATCAAAATCTTAAGCAATCAAGCATTTGGAACGATACAATCTTCCGAAGTCAGTCTAATTGTGATTTTATTCAGTTTGTTTTTAATTATACACGTTATTTACAATGGCAAGCATTCAGTTCGGAACACTACCAGCGGTCTCACTAGCAATCACCCAAGATGGTGCAAGGATTAACGCACCTAAGGAACTTAAACCCACACGGACCACTTACGTGAGTGTCGGGCGCACACTAATTGCCAAGAATGAGGCAATGGTGTCGAAGGCATTTGAGCAATTGAATGCAAAACTCAAAACGACAATGGAGCGACACGATCGTTCACGTGTTGTCAAAGCTGGGCCACGTTGGAGGCTCAGAGAGTTTACCGAGCAGCAAATTAAGGAATTTCATGCAAGACAACTCAAGAGGCTTCGCTCGGAAGCAAATTTCCAACAAACTGAACACATGGTAAGCAAATTCAGTATAGCTGGGGGTGCAATGCCATCAGAAACTCAAGCTGGATCATGCTGTCTGCAGAGAGGGAAACCACGAGCACTTTCACAGAGACGTGTATCAACGATGCACAAAAAGATATTTGCTTCGGAGAGTGCGGTTCAAAACTTTGTGAACCAAATAGCCAAAATTTCAATAGAAAAATTAATGACCGTGGAGATCATTGGTAAGAGAAGTAGACCGCTAAAACTCCAAACGGTAAAGTTCAATGATGGGAGGTATGTGAAATTTCCAGTGAAACATCTTCAGGGACATAAGCTGAATGTTGACATTCATTTGAGTGCAGAACAGGAGAGCTTAGTTTATCCTTTTATTCGAGCCTCAGCTTATAAAAAGGATGTAAGTATGCACCAAATAACATATGGTTGTAGTGGCTTGGCTATAGGAGCACAGCAAGTGACTAAAGGCACAATGAATGAGTACACAATAGTTCGTGGATCCTTTCGCAACAAACTAGTGGATGCTCGTACATATGTTGATAACCACACTAAACTCTCAATGACATATTACTCTAGCATTGGTGAAGAGTTTTTCAACGCTTTTAGTGATAAATTCGTTGAGTTACGAGAGGAACAGAACCACACCTGCGAATCAAATTTTGACGTGAAAGAAGTTGGAGAGGTGTGCGCTATTGTTTGGCAAACGCTAATGCCATGCGGGAAAATAACATGCAGACGATGTGCTCAGGACTTTAGAATGGGTCAAGATTCACACGAGAATTTCAAACTCGCAAGACGACTTGAAAGAGCACAGCATGAGATTAAAACAAATCATAAGGAGTTTCCGCATGCTCTCGAACTCTTGTCAACTTGCAAGTTTCCCCTCAGAGGTTTACCAAGTAATGATGGTGAGTTTCAAGAAGTGAAACGGCTGCTCGATGAAAAGAAAACAGCACCATTCTCACACCTTACCCTTATCAACGAAAAACTTCTTGAAATGAGTTTATATTCACCACATGAAGCCCAAGCAGCATCAAAGGCTCTTTTAGAAGTTACAAGATGGCACGTCAAACGAAAAGAGGGCATTGAAGGAGGCTCACTAACAGCTTTCCGAAACAAAGTGTCAGCGAAATCATACTTCAACATGTCCTTGACGTGTGACAACCAACGGGATCAGAATGGAAATTTCAAGTGGGGCGAAAGAGCGTACCACGCAAAAAGATTTTTCAGCAATTATTTTGAGACTATTGATCCAGCACAAGGTTACAGTCAGTATGTAGTGCGACTCAATCCAAATGGCTCAAGAAAATTAGCCATCGGAAATCTTATTGTAACAACAAACCTTTCAAATTTCAGGAACCAAATGCTTGGTGAATCAATCGAGGAATTGCCTTTAACCAACTCATGCATAAGTAAAGTGAAGGGCTCATTCAAGCACAATTGTTGTTGTGTAACATCCGATGAAGGAATTCCTCTGTACTCTGAGATGAAAGCACCAACAAAGAACCATTTAGTGCTTGGAAATGCTGGAGACTCAAAGTACGTGGATTTACCCACTGATGCTAGTCTCTCTCTCTATATAGCAAAAGAAGGATACTGTTACGTTAATATATTTTTGGCTATGCTAGTCAATGTTAATGAACAAGATGCAAAGAATTTCACAAAGCAAGTTAGGGATATGGCTATATCGAAACTTGGCAAGTGGCCTACTCTGATGGATCTTGCGACAGTGTGCTATCAAATGACACTTTTCTATCCAGACACATCAGATGCTGAATTACCAAAAATTTTGGTTGATCACAAACACAACATGATGCATGTTGTCGACTCATATGGTTCTCTCACAACAGGGTATCACATGCTAAAAGCCAACACAGTATCACAACTTGTTCAATTTGCAAACGATCAGTTAGAGTCAGAGATGAAATTCTACCAAGTTGGAGGAAAATTTGAAGGTATTAGAGTTGGAGGAGATGCTATGAAGCTTTTGATTAAGTCTATTTATAGACCCGGATTAATGAAGGAAATCATTGAAGAGGAGCCTTACTTGATCGTGCTAAGCGTTTTATCCCCAGGTGTGTTGCTAGCTTTAGCTAATAGTGGTTCTCTTGAAGTCGGGATTCGTAGATGGATTCGAGATGACGCGCCAGTTGCTAGAATGTTTGCAGCCATCTATACCCTAGCTGGAAAAATGACATTAGCAAGAACACTGGAAGAGCAGCTAGTTTTTATTAGACAAGCGAGTCCTATTCTCTTTGAAGAGGTGGTGCATGGTTGCAAACTGTCTGCCTCATATCAAGTTGCACTTGAAACGGTGACGCTGATACATGAACGAAATTCCACTGATAACAGTCTTTTTGAGATTGGTTTCAAGACACTTGAGGATAAGTCGGCAGCAATGCTCGAAAAAAGCTATCTGCGCGAATTAGAGGAGTCGTGGGGAGAGCTAAGTTTGTATGGAAAATACTTAGCCGTGAAGCAGGCGTACAAATATCGCAATGTTTCTTCAGAATTTTTCAACCCAGCAAAGCAAGCAGATTTGAAAGGCAGATATCATATATCACTGCGATCATGCTTAATACGAACGAGAGACGGGTTCAAGAGTGGTGTAACGAGAGGCGTCAATTACGTAGGGCAAGGGTTCTTCAGAATGCTCACAGCGAGTCTGACTTTTAGTCTCAGGAGAATTAGTAAGCACCTACCTGAGGTGTTTGCCCTGATGAATGTCATGTTAGTGCTATCCTTGTTTGTGGAGATATTGAACAAACTTCAAATCTTTGTGCTAAACCATAGACAACTGAAGCTCGAAAGTTTAGAACGAAAAGGAGACGATGAATGGTTGGAGTTGATGAGCGTGCATAAACTGATGAAAGCCCAGAATGGTGAGGACCCAACAATCGAGGAATTTGAAGAATACATTCACAATTACCACCCGAGACTCGTTGGTGTTATGAAGGAAGCATTGGGCGATGATGTTCAACACCAAGGGAAGAAAAGAATTGAGGAGATTCAAATGGAACGAATAATCGCTTTCGTTTCATTGGTTATGATGATGTTTGATGCGGAGAGAAGTGATTGTGTATACAAGATATTGAATAAATTGAAAGGATTAACAAACACAATTGCTACTGATGCAGTGCAACACCAAAGCCTAGATGACTATCAGACTATAGATCTAGAAAAGAATCTCACTGTTGATTTCGAACTTGACACGAATGATCACATTGGCACGTCTCCAAGAGAGCACACTTTTGAGCAGTGGTGGGAGAATCAAATTTCAAGGGGAAACACAATACCACACTACAGAACAGAAGGCAAGTTTATGACATTCACACGAGCCAGTGCAGCTAGCGTTGTTAATGAAATCGCACATGGAGTTCATAAAGATGTGTTGCTGCAAGGAGCAGTCGGTTCTGGCAAATCAACAGGATTTCCATTTCATCTTTCGAAGAAAGGCAAAGTGTTATTACTGGAGCCCACAAGACCATTAGCTGAGAATGTATGCAAGCAACTAGCCAGTGAGCCATTTTACACAAATGCAACATTGAGAATGCGAGGTTCTAGTGTTTTTGGCTCAGCACCAATTCACATCATGACAACTGGGTTCGCTCTACATTACTTGATGAACAATCAGCAATTGTTGAATGAATACGATTATATCATCATTGATGAATGCCATGTGCTTGACGCAAATGCAATGGCATTTAGGTGTGCTCTCGTAGAGTACGGCTTTCATGGAACAATAATAAAAGTTTCAGCAACACCACCAGGGAGGGAGACAGAGTTTCAAACACAGCATCCAGTAAAACTCCTCATTGAAGGGAACATGTCGCATGAGTCATTTGTTAACTCATTAGGAACTGGCGCAAATAGCGATGTCACGTCCAGAGGGGATAACATCTTAGTGTATGTAGCTAGTTATAATGAGGTTGACAGTCTCAGTAAAAAGTTAATAGACAAAGGACACTCTGTGACGAAAGTGGATGGAAGGACGATGAAAATGGGCTCAGTTGAAATTGCAACAGTTGGCACCTCGAAGAAGAAGCACTTTATTGTTGCAACAAACATAATTGAGAATGGTGTCACTTTAGATGTAGATGTTGTAGTAGATTTTGGTACGAAAGTCGTACCGATTTTAGACGTTGATAATAGATGTGTAAGGTACAATAAAACATGTGTTAGCTTTGGTGAGAGGATACAAAGGCTAGGACGAGTTGGTAGAAACAAACCTGGTACAGCACTGAGGATTGGGGCAACTGAAAAAGGACTGGTCGAGATACCAGCAAAAATTGCAACAGAAGCAGCCTTCTTGTGCTTTAGCTATGGGTTACCTGTAATGACAAATAATGTCTCAACAAGTTTACTCGCGAACTGCACAGTTAGGCAAGCACGAATAATGCAGCAATTTGAACTAGATCCCTTCTACATGATCAATTTAGTTCGGTACGATGGGTCTATGCATCCAGCAATTCATGACATTCTCAAAAAGTTCAAACTCAGGGATTCTGAAACTCCTCTTAATACTTTCGCCATACCATACAGTGATGTGCCGAGGTGGCTAACAGTGAGGGATTACAGGAAGGTTGGTGTCAACGTGAACTTGGATGAAGGCATTCGGATACCTTTCTATGTCAAGGATGTGCCTGAGAAAGTAACTCAAAGCATATGGGAGGCAGTCACAAATTTTAAGAATGATGCACAGATAAAACCCTTATCTTCAGCATCAGCAGCTAAGATTGCTTACACCTTAAAGAGAGACATCCATTCCATCCCCCGAACTTTACAAATTCTTGATGGATTAATTCAAAGTGAAATGGAGAGGAGAGAACATTACCTGGCTCTCACGGCAAATAGTTGCAGTGGAACGAATTTTTCAATAATGAATGTTGTCAACTCTATAAGGTCGCGATTCGTCACAGACCACTCAGCAGACAATATTGAAAAGTTGAGCAGAGCTAGGGACCAAATTAGAGAGTATAAAAACCTCCACACCGATGTATCAGATCTTGAGACTTTAAAAGCATATGGATCACTGGAATGTGTGCAGCACCAATCTAAAGATGCAATCTCAAAGCACTTAAGGCTAAAAGGAATTTGGAATAAATCTCTCATGGTGAGAGATACTTTGGTGTGTGCTGGAGTATTCGTTGGAGGAGCATGGATGTTAGCTTCATGGTATTTCTCAAAGAGTGGAGAAATTGTTGAGCATCAAGGTTACAACAAGAGACAGAGACAGAAGTTAAGCTTCAGAAATGCTCGTGACGCAAAAGTCGGGAGGGAAGTATATGCAGATGACGACACTATGGAACATTACTTCGGGGAAGCATACACTAAGAAAGGCAAGAATAGTGGGAAAACAAGAGGAATGGGGAGCAAGAAGCGACAATTCACAACATTTTATGGATGTGCCCCAGATGATTTTTCACTAATTCGGTATGTGGACACCCTCACAGGGCACACTATCGATGCAGACCCACTTGAGCCAGCACATAGAATTCAAAACCAGTTCTTTGACCAGAGAATGAAGCTCATAGCGGAAGACATGCTGGAGCCCCAACATCTGGACACAGATAAAGCACAACACATAGAAGCGTACTTGCAAAGGAAAAACACAACAAATGTGTTAAGAGCTGATTTGAGGGCACATGTTCCAACACTTGTTTGCAAAAACGGGAACATAGCTGGATACCCAGAACGGGAGAATGAAATGAGACAAACAGGAGCCTTAAGACAAGGAGTTATGCCAGATAAGAACGAATTCCAAGAATTCAAGCACGAGAGTAAAGCACTATTTAAGGGCCTCAGAGATTACAACCCTATAGCCAGCATCATTTGTAAATTGACAAACGATTCCTCAGAGATGCGACAAACGCTATACGGAATTGGGTATGGAGGATTCATCATCACAGTACAGCACTTGTTCAGGCAAAACAACGGCACATTGTTTGTTCAGACTAGGCAAGGAGAATTTACAGTTAAGAACACAACACAGCTCAAAATGTTTCCCTGCTTAGGAAGAGATGTTCTTGTAATTCAAATGCCAAAAGAGTTTCCACCGTTTCCACGGAAGTTACAGTTCAGAAGTCCAATCAAGAATGAGAGAGTTGTCATGATAGGTAGCAATTTTCAACAAAAGAGCACCTCTAGTACAATTTCTGATACGAGCCCTATTATACCACGGGAGAATTGCCACTTCTGGAAACATATGATCAGCACTAAAGACGGGGATTGTGGTTTGCCAATGGTTTCAGTGAATGACGGATGTATAGTAGGAGTGCATAGTATGACCAGTGTAACAAGCACAGCCAATTATTTCACTGACTTTCCAGAATCATTAAAGACTGAGGTCCTGGATAGCCCGGAAGCAGTTGATTGGATAAAGAATTGGAATTACAATGTTAACACTGTATGCTATGGACCAATGCACATAATAGAGAGTAAACCAACGGGTATGTTCAAGCCAACCAAGTTGGTTTCAGATTTAATGAGAGAAATGGTTGCAGTTCAAGGAGCACAGACTAACTGGTTGTATGATCAGATTGAAGGAAATTTGAAAGCCATAGCACACGTGCCAAATCAGCTAGTCACGAAGCATGTTGTCAAAGGTAAGTGCACTTTGTTTGAGACATACTTAGCGACACACCCAGAAGAAGAGAAGACCTTTCAACCCTACATGGGAGCTTATGCTAAGAGTGCGTTGAATAAAGCCGCTTACACGAAGGATGTGATGAAATACTCAACAACTATTACAGTTGGTACAGTATCCACGGACAATTTCGAAAAGGCAGTCAAGAGCTTAATAGCAAACATGGAAGAGTGGGGTTTCGACAAGTGTTCATATGTAACAGATGAAGAGGCAATCTTTAACAATTTGAATATGAAAGCGGCGGTTGGAGCTCTCTACAGTGGAAAGAAAAAGGACTACTTTGCAGACTACAGTGTCCAAGATAAAGAGACCATAGTTGCGGAAAGTTGCAAAAGGTTGTACATGGGGAAGATGGGTGTATGGAATGGTGCATTGAAAGCTGAATTAAGACCTATTGAAAAAGTGCAAGCAAACAAGACAAGATCATTCACAGCAGCACCTATAGATACTCTGCTCGGTGGCAAAGTGTGCGTAGACGATTTTAACAATCAATTTTATTCGATGCACACGAAATGCCCATGGAGTGTTGGTATGACAAAATTTTATGGCGGTTGGGATTCATTACTCAAATCATTCCCTGACGGATGGGTTTATTGTGATGCAGATGGCTCACAATTTGATAGCTCACTAACACCGTACATCATCAATGCAGTATTGCAAGTAAGATTACACTTTATGGAAGACTGGGATCTTGGGGAGCAGATGCTGAAGAATCTGTATACTGAAATTGTTTACACCCCAATTGCAACACCAGATGGCACTGTGATTAAAAAGTTCAAAGGTAACAATAGTGGTCAACCATCAACAGTTGTTGACAACACACTCATGGTAATTATAGCTTTATATTACTCACTTCATGAGTTAGGATATGAGAGATCCCAATTCGACCAAGTTTGTAAATTCTTCGTGAATGGTGATGACTTGATCATAGCAGTGAATCCAAGCGAAGTTCAGATGCTAGATGAGTTACAATCTTTGTTCAGGCAGTTGGGTCTGAACTATGACTTTTCATCGCGCTCACGTGACATAAAAGAGCTATGGTTTATGTCACACCAAGGAATGGAACGAGAGGGAAAACTCATACCCAAGTTGGAGATAGAAAGAATCGTGTCAATTCTTGAATGGGACAGATCTACGGAACCGGAGCATAGATTAGAAGCAATTTGCGCATCAATGGTTGAAGCATGGGGGTATGACTGGTTGATTCACGAGATCAGGAAGTTCTATAGTTGGGTTTTAGAACAATTCCCATACAATGAGTTGGCCACACAAGGAAAAGCACCATACATAGCTGAGACTGCCCTGAGGAAATTGTACTTGGATGTTGATGCTACAGCGGAAGAGCTAGAAGCGTATGGAGACATATTTCAGTGGGAAGATGAAGATGAAGAGACGGTTTATCACCAAGAAGACAAAGATGCTGACAAAGTAATGAATGCTGGAATTGGTGATCAACCAAAAGATAAGGGAAAGAACACTGAAACTGATGCAAACAAGCAACTTTCAGCAAGCAAAGATAAAGATGTTAATGTTGGAACTAGCGGAACCTTCGCAGTTCCCAAGCTTAAAGGAATGGCATCAAAAATGAGATTACCAAAGGTTAGAGGGAAAACAGTTCTAAATTTAGAACATTTGATACAGTACAATCCAGAGCAAACTGACTTGTCAAATACAAGATCAACCCATAACCAATTTAACAATTGGTATGATGGTGTTAAGAAGGACTACGAACTTAATGATGATCAAATGGAAATCATATTGAATGGTCTCATGGTATGGTGCATAGAGAATGGTTGTTCTCCAAACATAAATGGAATGTGGGTGATGATGGATGGTGAGGAACAGATAGAGTACCCGATAAAACCATTAATTGATCACGCCAAACCTACATTTCGCCAAATAATGGCCCATTTCAGTGACGCCGCTGAAGCGTACATTGAAAAGAGAAATGCCGAAAAAGCATACATGCCCAGATATGGGCTTCAGCGCAACTTAAACGATCCGAGTCTTGCACGTTATGCATTCGACTTTTACGAGATGACTGCAAAGACACCAAATAGAGCCAGAGAAGCCCACCTGCAGATGAAGGCGGCGGCTCTAAGAAATGCTAGTAATAAGTTATTTGGCATAGATGGAAAGGTGAGTTCACAGGAAGAGGACACGGAAAGGCACACCACTGATGATGTGAATCGGAACATGCATAGCATGCTTGGCGTGCGTACTATGTAATGGGTTTGTCTTGATATTCGATATAAGAATTTCCGTAGTATCCTCTCTGTTTTATTATAGCATCGTATAATATCGAGCTTGTCTTCTTGACCTGGCGTAGTGTTTGCTTCAAACGTGTCAGTGCCTGACTTCAAGTAAGAG